TTAGGCCAAGTTCCTGAAACAGTAATGTTAGTGCCAGCAACTATTGAAGGGGTGGCTGTTCCCGTTCCACCGCTGGCAACGGCTAATGTACCTGCAAGAGTAATAGTCCCGCTTGATGTGATTGGGCCACCAGATGTCGTTAATCCAGTCGTGCCGCCAGATACTGCAACGCTAGTGACAGTTCCTGCACCAGAGCCGTTTGCCGCCGATGTAAGTCGCCCTTGGGCATCTACAGTAATGTTTGCTGCAGTGTATGAGCCTGCAACCACTGCCGTATTAGCAAGAGAGATAGTACCTGTGGAAGTGATTGGGCCACCCGTAAGACCAGTCCCTGTAGCCACGGAGGTAACGCCAGAGCCACCCGTACTAAGAGTTGTCCAAGCGCCGTTGATGTAGCCCTCAAGCAAGCCAATGGTTGTGTTGTAGCGAATAGTTCCATTGGTGGTTGCGCCCCTTTGCCCAGTGGTTCCTGCGGGGATAACAACGCCTCCAGTACCGGGGATTGTTGGGTCGCTAGTAATTGAAATAGTAGGAGTGGTAGTGCTATTAACAACCGTTATTTGGTTTGCAGTGCCTATTACATTAGTAACAGAGCCACCCCCAGAACCAAAAGTTGCCCAACCACCGTTTTGATAAAACTCAAAATTTGCATTGTCTGTGTTGTAGCGAATTACACCATTAACACTTAATCTTTGGGCTGACGTTCCAGAAGGAACTTGAGTACCGCCAGTACCGGGAATTATTGGATTGCTAGAAATTCCAATCGTTGGAGACCCACTTACCGCATTCCCATTAGTAACCGCAATTTCATTTGTTGTTCCAAGAATTGACGTTGCCGAAACGCCGCCAGCAGTCGTAATAGTCACCAAGCCATTTGCGCTAACATTCGCAAAGTTTAAAACTTGACCAGACAAAGCAATAGCTGGATTACCAGAAATGCCATCGCCATTAGTAATTGATAGCCCATTACTAGTAACCGTTATAGTACGGTTTGTAATGGCTGTAGAAGACGTTTTTACCTGAAAGCCAGTACCAGAGTTCACCAAGGACAATAAAGCTCCTGTAGTGCTTATATTAAAAAGTCCTTGAGCGCCGCCATCGGTAATTGCTAAACCATTTGTTACGCCTACATACCGACTATTTGCCAGTTGAGGTGTTTGTGTAACCGTCAAATAGCTATAAGTTTGAACAGGTGAACCAGCAAGCGCCGCAGTCGTAGTTTGTACTGTTACCCCGTTTTGGACAATAGGAACCGCCTCAGTGCCTGTAATAGCACCAGCGGCTGGAAGCTGAGTAATCGTGACTTGTGCTGACATTTATGTACTCGTATTGTCTGGAGGGTTCGGTGCAATTGTGTCCTTGTTCCCTGTATTAGTAGGAGTTTGAGTATTTTGTTCGGTCGAAATTTGGAACTGGCTTGTCCCACCAGTCATTAAGAAATTATCGTTAGCCGCAACACTCACATCAGGACGTGCAAACCGAAGGTTAATCCTTTCGGTTTTTCGCGCCGCCAAGCGGTATGGGTCAAGGGTGTCCCAACATCCATCTCCACAGACACGAAGGCCGGGGGAATTACCATCAGGTCTCAGATTCACATACGGTTTCTTCATCTTGCATCTATCGCATACCGCGATAGCAAGTGAAGTCAATCCCGTTGTGTCTAAGAAAATAGGCATCTATTACCTTGTATAGACGGAAATGTTAGGGGCAAAATAAATCGGCGACTTGTCGCGCTCTTCCTGCTCCGCTTCGTACAAATACTTTTCAGCCATCTTTTCTAGATAGCCAACCCTATCCATTGGAACTTGAGGCATCTCAAGGCTCATACGGTGAGCCAGCATGAACACTACAGCCTCATACCAACGCTGAGGAATTTGTAATTCGTTAGTCAAAGAACCTACATCCATGATTTGGGTGGAATACCACACCGTCATTTGCACGAAGGCATTGCTAGGGGTAGGCCATAAATAAAGCGTAGGGTTTGGAATAGTGCGGTCAAACCAAAATTGAAATGGTTGGTTTGCTGTGAAATTCTTGTTTGGCAGGTTGGTGTAGTCATCGCGGTTCAAACGCGACATCATCACTTCAGTGCTGTTATTACCGATATACCACTCGCGCAGGGCAAGAGTAGTGCCTCCAGAGGCAACAATGCGGTAAAAGGGAACACTTTGCCCCGGGTCAATATCTGTCCACACCCATGTATTGTCGGTTACAGCAATCGCCCCAAGGTTTTGCAACGTGGTGTACGTCACCCCATCAGACGAGTATTGAAGCGCAATATTCCACGTCGCCGACCCACCACCAGAAATGTAGGGCAGGAACCCAATAGAACCCGCATAAATTGGGTTTGTCGTGCCGTAATTGACCGTAAAGTTGCCGTTTGCCGAAGCCTGCTGAGTAAAGGTATCAACGTCGCCATCGTAAAGATTTGCAACAGTTCCGCCAGCAGAAGAGGTATACGCCCCATCAGGGCGGTTCAATGTACGATATAGCACGTTTAGCGTGTCTACAGCGCCATCAGGCAGGGTATAGCGATACTTGTTAGGGGTCAGACCAATGACCTCCTTGCTGATGCACCAGTATTGAATGCCGCGGTTGATGAGGTTAGAAAGAAGAAACCCAAGGGACTGACGAGCAGACAAAACTTGCTCAGAAGTCAGCTCTTCAGCTAACTTTCCGCACCGACGAGCGCCGTGGTCAATCAAAGTTTGCACATTAACTGTTTGACCGTAGGTGTCCGAGTACGCCATTTTTTAACCTACCATCTTGGTGAAGATTTGTTTTTTGACGAAGTATTAACTTTGCAATCATTAAGATTGATTGCGCCGCCTTTGGCTTTTCCCGAAGCCGCTTTTTTTTGAGCGGCTCTTTCCATAGCCCTCTTTCTCATTGCATTAGCCATGTCATCCATCTCTATTGCTTCGGGAGACCTATTGTCTATTTGAGCTTGTTTGATGGCATCCATTTCTTCGCCAGTAACGGTGACGCCGTTAGAGTTATAAATAGTTCCCGGCTTATCGTCAGCCGACCGACTTTTCATAAACTGGTCATACTTAGACGTACTATCCGCCATAATTTTCTCCATTACCAGCCGGGACATTTCCAGCGTTTTAGCGATGCTTTAGCCCTTGGAGCATCACCACTTGCATGTTCAACCACTCCTGACATTCTCGCGCAAAAACTGTCTTTACGCGACCCGCCTTGCGGTTGTGGAGCCTTTAAATTACTACCTGTTTCTTTGTTGTACTTAGCTCGACCTTTTGCAGTCAAACCAGCGCCTTGCTCAACTGATAGTTTCTCACCGCGACCAACGGCAAGACTTGGCCCACCTTCTTTAAACTTTTTCCCCTTATCAGCTTTAGCAAACTCTTTGCCGACTTTTTGAGGGATTCCAACTTTTTTGGCAAACGCAGGATTGTGCGCAACCGCTTGCATCAAATTGTGTTGGGAAGATGATTTACTAGGCATAGTTACCAACTAGATTTTTTAGCAGAACCGCCAGTTTTTTTCTTGGCAGTTTTTGCAGACTCTACAAAGTCTTGTTTTGTTGGCGCACCCTTGCTACCAGTTTTGCGCATCTTTTCGCCAGAGCCTTCAGCAATTCTCTCGCGTTTTGCATTAATATTTGCATACAATCCGCCTCCTTTAAATTTACTTTTGGTAGGTGATTTGCTTGGCATTATGCGTACCCCTTAGTCATTTCTAAGATGCACCAGTAGGTGTCACCAGAAGATGCGTCGGCTGTACTAAACACGATATCACCAGTCACACCAGCACCAGCGTCGTTAGGGATACCACCAAAACCGTTCATATCTAGCGTCTGAGTAGCACCGGGCGAGGACAGGTAAAACGGCACATCCGTTGCAGCGTCCCAAAGCATTCTGACTTCCATGCCGTGACTAGCAATGTAAATTTTGGTGACCGTTACTCTGGTGCAAGTTTGACCAGAGGCGCTTGGGTTTAACGCAGAAACATCCACTTTTAAAACAGCAGTTTCACCAGTGCCATCACTGATGTTTGTAAATTTCATGATAGCCGTGCGCTCGTTATCAAAAAGCGTTTGACTTGTGACTGCATCAGCCATATTTCTCTCCAATTAGAGGTGGGAGCCGAAGCCCCCACCCATA